TTTGTTGGCAGAAGAAGGCTTGCTTACTTCTATGCGTTCACAGTATCTGAATAATCTTACATTGCGCAGTGATGGTGTGATGGATGGATTGTTTACACAACAGATAGAAAGTATCAATGATTACTTTGGTAGATACGGATTGAACAATGAAACAATGGTGGAGAACATAAGGGGTATGGCTCCCAGATTAAAGTACTTGGGAGCAAGAAACATTGGTGTAATCTTTGGAGATATGCATCAAGTATCAATAGAAAAACTATTGGAGATTGCAGACAACAACAATACCAAGCGTTTTATTTCTGAGTTGGAAAAACGTTTTGCTACAGCCAAGAATCCACAGGCATCATATTTAAAATACTACTTAGGTGATGGTGCAAACGTTATGAGACGTTGGGCTATTGCTCGAATGTTGGGTGGTGTAGCGGAACCGAGCACAAGGTTTTTTGGTATGAACCGGATGACAGCTCCATATTTATTTTTTGCGGCATTGGGTTCAGGTACGATGAAGGCAAGTACAGCAGCCAAGTTTACAACTTTAGCAGGAACAATGGGTGTTCTTCCTGTAATCACAGCAGCAGTGCGCAAGCTAGGAAACAAATCTTTTACAGGTTTTGTAGATAGTAATAAGGTAATGTTGGCTCCTGCTGATGAAGTGTTTATTCGACAATCGGATGGTGCAATACGAGACATTACAGCAGGTGAACTTCGTGAAGCAATGTTGAATGAAGGTGTGTTGTATTCACGTGCAGATGCTGACTTCCTTGATACACAGTTTAATCGTATACTGATCGATGCAGGTATTACTGTAGATGGATTGGCACGTTATCATGGTCATCCATTAAAGCTGGCACGTAAGGTATACGACAACTTATCTCCATCTGGCAAAAACTTGTGGGCTGAGTTTGCTAAGTTGCAGGATACAGAAATGCGTAGATATGTATTTATGCAAGCTTTGAAAGATGGAGAGAGCATACCACAGGCAGCAGAAAAAGCTAGACGTTCCATGTTGGACTACGGTTCATTATCTGATGCTGAAAAAGTATATATATCAAGAGCAATATATTTTTATAGTTTTATGCGTACGATGGGTGCAGAAACAGTCAATGCCTTTTATCGAGGTGTGATGGGTGATAACTTTAATCCAGCTATGGGATTAATGAGAGCGCAAAGCAGATTGAATAGAGATACAGAAGAACGCACAATGCAAATGCAACAGCAGTCACGTATCTATAATATGTTTACAGGAAGCACAGAGGGTATGGATTATTACAACGGTGGCCCTGTGAATCCTTCTATTTCCATGTTTGATTTAATGTCACGTGCTACATTACTGACAACAGGAGGTATTGCAGCAATGACTAGTGAACAAAAAGAGTTTGAAATGTCATTGTTGGATGCGTTTGGTGCAGCTCTCACAGCAGCAGGTACAGGTGCAGGTGAAACGTATGTACGTGGCAACCCCTTTTTAAATATACTTTTTGAAGGTATGAGAGCAAACATGGAGAGTAGACCTATACCATTCCCATCTGAGCTACAATACCAAGCAGAAGAAAATGGTAATATGTTGGAAGTCATACAGCTTTATGGATTGGAACGTAGAGAACCTACACCTGGTAGACCATTGACACGTTTTCCAGTACGAGACAAAACAACAGGCGAAGTAATCTATCCAGCAGGAACATATTTTGATTTTCCCAAAACACAAAAAGGAATAATGCAGGGATATAATCTTTATCTATGGCATAGACTTTTAGGATTGACAGCGTTTGCAGAAGTAGCATCACGTTCAGGTGTAGCTCCTGCTGCAATCACACGTTTTCAAAAGGATACATTGAGAGCAAGTATGGCATCAGCTAGAGATCCTCGTATGGAAGGAAGAGAAGGTGAAGTGCGCATACCAATGGAGTCTATGTATTTAAAAGGTTTGAATCAACAAGAACTTGATATGCGTTCAGATTTAGTTTATGCATTATATATGTTGGGATTGGCTACACCAGTAAAAGCAACAAAGCGCAATGTGGTAATGGAAAGATTATTGAAGAATGCATTGAATGAGATTAAACGAACAGATAAGCCATTAAAAGAAAAGAGATAAATATGGAACACTACAAGCTATTAGAGAGGTATGACGAGGAAGTAGGTACGAGCTTTGTAGGGTTTGACTTGCTTCCTACACAACGAGGATACCGTTCATATCCTACATTGACAGGTACGTTGTCTGCGTTGTGGATATACGGTGATAGTTTGAGTGGGGCCAATAGTTTGACAGTGCGTGTAACTGAGGATGCAGATGGTGACAAGTGTATTATTGGAGACACACAGGTAGGATTGTCTACCGGAATCACAACTAGTACATTGACCAGTAGTGTAATCAAGATTGAGATTGACGTAGCTGACACATGGCCTACGAAGGTATGGGTGAAGACAGATACAGGAACAGTCAACGTACGTGAAGTCAAGATTACTTGGAGAGTGTAATGACAATCCCAAGTAACGTAGACGCGTTTGGAAATACGTCTGGAGCTTTTGGTACAGGAAGCAAAGAGGATGATGTCAGTACACAAATCAATGGTGTTACACAGACATTCGTGACTACTCAAGCATTTAATACAGACAGTTTGGTGATATATTACAATGGAGTGAGACAGAGAACAGGGGTGGAAATCACTGTAGTCGATGCTCGAACATTCACAACTTCATTCGTTCCCGAACTAGGGACTGTCCTTGTGGCAGTATACCAGCCTTTATAGGAGACTAACATGGCTATTCAACTCGTAAGAAATCAGCTCGTTGATTCAATCATTAACGTAGACAAACTACTTGACGGTGCAGTATCGTATGCGAAGATTAACTCTTCTGACATTGAAACTACACTTACAGGTGGCGCAAACAAACTTGCATCCGCAGCAGCAATCAAGACTTATGTTGATGCACAAGTACCTGACAGCTTTTCAGGTGGTAATGGTATTGACATTGATACATCTGGAGATCCCGATGTAATCTCAGTTGATCTTGCTACCAATCCTGGTCTTCAGTTTACCAGTGCAAAACTTGATCTTAAACTTAAAGTAGAATCTGGTGGTAGTCTTACCAAAGATGCAGATGGTCTTTACATTGCTGACAGTGCAATCTCAAATGCCAAACTTGCAAACTCTACTATTTCTGGTGTTGCGCTTGGTGCTAACCTTAATAGCTTGAGTGCAGGAAACGGACTCAGCATGACAGCATACAATGGTTCTGCTGCTGTATCCGACCTTACTATTGATCTTGATGGTGCTACTCTTGCAGTAGGAGCATCTGGTATTAAGGTATCTGACGGTGGAATCGACACATTACAAATATCTGATGCAGCTGTAACTCCTGCAAAAGTTAGCTTTGTTCCACAACTTGATCCTCTTACAATCCAAGCAGCAACAGTTGCTTATGATCTTACAGAAGAAGTTCCTGATGTATTTCTTGCAGGTGTAATGGTATTTCGTAATGGTCTTCTTATCGAGCAAGTAGAAGGAACTCCATCTGGAGTTGATCAGTACAGCGTTGCTACATCCGGTGGAACCACAACTGTTACTTTTGGTGCACAGCCTTCTACTTCTGACAACTACGTTGTACGTTACTGGGCGTAGTATTTTGTAAGTCCTTCCCCATTATAATGGGGAAGGCATTTTTTTTTATGGAGTAATCATGGACAAAGAGAAACTGATTAGTCTTATATTGGGGCAAGGTGGCGCAACAGTATTGGCATGTGTTGCGCTTTGGTATATTTCACAGTTGTATGTTGATCAGATTTCGACTATGATGGAAAGGTGCGATAGTGATAGAATCATGTATCAAGAGCACATGGAAAAGTTATCATCGAAGTTAGATGACATATCAAAAGATGTGAGAGTAATAAAGGATGCCCAAACAAATCAATAAAAAAGCTATGAGTTGTAACTCTCCTCGAGCATTGCGCAAGGGAGAAGCAGGTTATGGTAAGAAGAAGAAGGTAGTATTGGGGTGCAAATCCGGCAGACAAAAGCTCATTAAGTATGGAGCAAAGGGATACGAGCACAACTATTCTGATTCTGCAAAATCATCATTTCGCGCACGACACAAATGTTCAGAAAAAAAAGATCCTACGACAGCAGGTTACTGGGCTTGTAAAGATCTTTGGCCTGGTGGAAAGAAAACAAAAAGACCTGGTGCAAAGAAGAAGACAAGGAGATAAGATGGGTTGTGGGTGCAAAAATAATATGTCTAACAAATATGGAGGGACTATGTACGGAAAGAATAAAGGCGCAAAGTCTAGCAAGAAAGCGTATGCGACAATCAAGGTACGCAAAGGTGGAATGAAGAAGCCAGCTGCAAAAGGTTTTCGTGGCTACAGCTATCGAGAATACTAATGCCAAAGATTGAAATAACTCCTGCATCATGGGTGCAGATTTTTGCTTTGATTGGTAAGCTCGTAAACTATGCACAAGGTGGCTTTACTCAAACAGAGAAGGAAGAACTTGTAAAGGATCTTCTTGAAGTGTTGGGTGTATTGGCTGCTGACATTGGCGAGGACTTTGATGCCGAGAGGTAAACGCGCTATACGTAGAATCATACTCCATCACAGTGCCAGTCCACCATCCACAACGGTAGAAGACATTGACCGTTGGCATAAGGAACGTGGCTGGCGTGGTATTGGGTATCACTTTGTATGTCTTGAAGACGGTACGATTGCTACTGGAAGACATATCAATAAACGTGGTGCGCATACCAAAGGTGAGAACTACGATAGCATTGGCATCTGTGTAACTGGTAACTTTCAAGACTATCATTGCCCCAAACCTAGGTTTGATAAGTTGATGGCTTTTATTGGTGAGCTTATTGAAGAGCACAACTTGTCTTGGGACCATGTGTTTTATCACAAACAGTTTGCGAACACGTTATGTTGTGGTCATTTTCTTATTGAGCAGTTGAAGCAACACATGAAGGGAAGACGTGGTCAATGCTGAAGAAGTTTTTAAAGAATCATCTTGCACATGGCGAGCTGAAGAAGGTTGCTATACGTGCAGGTATCCACCAGAACAGTGTGTATGCGTGGGTAAAAGGGCGCAATCAACCATCGGTTGTGTCCTTGATATGGTTCTTCCGTGCTTTGTCTGAAATAAAAGACAAGGATTATATACTCTTATGGATAGAGTATTTGTTTACTTTGGAGGGTAGTAAGGATGCCAGTAAAGAAGTACAAGAGTGGTTACAAAGTGTCAGGTACAAAGACCAAGAAACCAATGACCAAGAAGAAAGCGATTAAACAACAGAAAGCAATCTACGCTAGGAAGAAAAGTGGCAAAAGATAGCTGTTACAAAAAGATTAAAAGCTCTTACAAGAAGTTCCCCAGCGCACGTGCAAGTCAGGCTATAGCCAAGTGTCGCAAAGATAAAGGACAGGTACGTAAGACAAGCAAGGGCAGCTCATTAAAGCGATGGGAGAAGGAGAAGTGGAAGGATACCAAGACAGGTAAACCTTGTGGTGCTGGTGGCAAGACAGAATACTGCCGGCCTACTAAAAAGGTATCTAGTAAAACTCCAAAGACTGCATCGCAAATCTCTCCAGCAAAGAAGCAAGCCAACATCCGAAGAAAGTCTCAGGGTAAGAGAGCTAAGAAAGCATAGGTGTGTTACATATAAATACACACACACTGGTGCATTATGATAAGGATTGGATCTGCGTTTTCAGGAATAGGTGGGTTTGAGCTGGGCCTTGAACGAGCAATACCCAACAGCAAAACAGTTTGGCAAGTCGAGCAAAATGATTTTTGTCAGAAGATACTGCGCAAGCATTGGCCTGATGCAAAGATATATGATGATGTACGAGAGGTGGGTGCACACAACCTGGAGCCAGTCGATATATTTTGTGCTGGTTTTCCATGTCAAGATATATCCGTAGCAGGAAAAGGAGAAGGATTAAATGGTACAAAGTCTGGTCTTTGGTGGGAATGTTTCCGACTCATTAGCGAGTTACGACCACGAATCATCGTGTTGGAGAACGTCTCAGCTATCACTTTTCGGGGAGGAAGAGAAGTGGTTGGGTCGCTTACCAGCATTGGGTATGACACGGAGTGGCAAGTTATATCAGCTCGGATGTTCGGTGCACCTCATATCCGCAAACGATGGTTCCTTGTCGGTTATGCTCCCAACACCAACAGCCAAAGCAAACCAGACTGCTCCCACATTTCGCAAACACTGGAAGGGAATACTACCGACACCAACAGTGAACGAAGCAAAGAACAATCCATCGACACCATCACAATGGGACAGAAACGACAGCCTGAATGTGGAAGCAGCAAAAGCAATCGGACATACAAAGGAAACTATTGGCAACGACATGCGCCTGAATCCCCAGTTTGTGGAGTGGATGATGGGATTCCCAACAGGATGGACAGACTTAGAGCTTTAGGCAATGCGATTGTTCCTCAGTGTTCGGAGTATATTGGCAGGTGTATTGTCGGTAGTGGCTTGCTATAGGTCGGGCAGGAATGGAGCTTGCTTGTAGATTTCAGGTATCTTTGGTTCCATCATGCGCTGCTGGATGATATACATGTATTGGTCTTCGATGTCATCTCTTGTCGGTATCTGATCGACACACCCAATGTATCCGTGCACGGTCGAAGTCTTCAGGAACTTCACGCCTTCTGCTCTTGCGCGTGGAGCTTTGATGCGATGCATATACATTGACTTGACTGCAGCCACAAACATATCTCCGTTGTACCAGTAGTGCCGGCCTGTCGGTATGTCTACGTATACAATATAGTTTGGCACGTATACCAGGTACTCCGCATATCCCATCGTTGCTGTCTGTAGAATCTCAGCGAAGAATGTCGGGTATTTGTTTCCACAGTTGGCTGACTTGACTTCGATGGTCCGTATGTCGTTGCCTATCTCGAGAACAACGTCATAGGGTGTGGCTTTGCTTTTGGGCAGCATAGCACGCTTGTATCCCTGCATCATGAAGAGAGAAAAGAAAGACTCGCAATGATTGTTTAGCATGTCAATCACTGCGAGTTCGGAGAGGAGTCCGGTCTTGAGAAGATTATGAAATGATGGGTTTGTCATCTTGTTCAGGGGAGTAGTACCATCCCGAACGATTGACACCATTTCTCCGACAACGCTTGCCATTGTTCTGTAGTTCACAGCCTAGCTGCGTGAGAAGAGACGGGTAGAAGTTAGGATAGGATACAGGTTTGATTGTACGTGCACCATAC